GCAGCTACATACCATCTCTCCATATAAATGGCATAACTAACATTCGCTGCAAGAACCATCTGGATGAAAATGTATTTCATCTCCAAAATTTCCACCAAGGTTTTTGCACCCTCTCTTTAAACCTTTCATTTTCTTTTATATATTGATTTAATAATTTGATAGCTGAATCATTTTGCGATATAGCCTGATCAAGTCTTTCCTCTTCTTGAGCCCTCTGACTAAGGATACTATCTATGGCATCTCCTAGACCCAACATATTATCCTTGGCGTATTTTTCGATGATCTCCCTGGATTCTTTGGATATCCAAATAGCGGTGCGTTTATTCTGCTTGGTCATTCCTCTAAGCTCTCCGCAACATTTTGAGAGTATGTTTTCTTAGGAACCTCTAGGCTCTCAGCTAGAAGGTCTGCTTTTGTTTTTTGTGGCACTTCTTGGACTTCCCCATTGCTATCAACATATGAATCGATGGTCTCATAAGCCGCTGTTGCCAAAATCTCATTGTTTTGATCACCCCTGTCTGCGGCTTCATCAAGTGTAATGGCCTGAATCATTTCAATACTTACTGGTAGATATTTAAACAACCTACGTATAACGGTTTTTCTAGCCATTTCTTCATAGTCTGTTTGCCACGGGCCTGAACTGGAGTTTTTAGATCTAGATTTGATAGAGTTGATCTCCTCCATGGACATGACCTCATATTGATTTCCACCGCCCGTAATGGAAACACAAGCATAGGTATAGATAAGCTTCCCCCTATTTTCTCTTGCGGGGATGTGGCGAAGTTTTGGGGTTAGGCCATACTCAAACTCAAAAAAATCATTCTCGCAAACGCCGTGTGCTTGAGGGCTATGAACCTTGCCCGATCTCGTTGCAAGCTCAAGCATCCCCTTATAGCCAACAATGACCTGGCACTCGACGATACCCTTCTTCCTATTTTCAAAAGGAATGAGATAAACGTGACCTAGGTGTCCTCCTGGCTCTAGACCGAGTTGGCTACATTGGATAATGGCTCCTATGAAAGATGCGGGCTGACATTCTTGAAGTTTTGGGGTTCTACGAAGCTCTGTCATAGTAACCCCTAGCATCCTGTCGGGGGTCATGTGCTTGGGGAGCGCCATGCGGATTCGTTCTTTTAATCCGGAGTCCTTCAACCAATCCATGGTGGTCTTTTGCTTAACTTGAACTTGTGTTGTGTGCGTTGACATGCGTTCTCCTATGCTAGTCTTAATACATCTGATTCTGTTGTTACAAGGAATTCTTGATAAATGTCTGGGCGCTTTGTTTTGAGGGCTTTTTGATCAAGGCGCTTTCGGGTCTCCTTGCGCCATCTAGCAAGCCACCTTTCGTCTTCTCTAAGCTCTGAGTTTTTATCCATTTCCTTGATAAGATCAAGCTTTAGCTTGTCTTCCTGATCCCCCAGTTCCTTAATCTTCTGTTGGATTTCTTTAATGGAATCGTAAAGTTTTAAATGATTATCATTGGCAATGATGACCTGTCCATCCCTGCCAGGCCACAATATACCGGCCTCCTTTATGTTTCTTGGGATAGGGGGTAAACGTTGTTCAACATGCTCTTGCCAGAACTCGCGCTCCATGTTGATAACACTATCTTCAAGTTTTTTGTTTCTGTGGTATCTATAAAGTTTTTGCTTTAAACCCCCGATTCCTCCCGAAAGAACAGGCAGATCAACGCGCTCTGTATTATATAGATGCTCAGAGACTATAGCGTTGTGGGCGCATTGCAATAAAAATGGGTATGGGATGTCTTCTGTTAGCTCTTCCCCCCAATCTCCCCCTAAAAATCCTGTTGTTTTAACCTCTCCAACAATTCTAGAATCCTTAACCACAAAATCTAGATTACAGCGCATCCAATAATATTCTGGATGAACAATGGCTTTTTCTGGCTTAAAAATCTCTACGCCATGCCGTTCAGCGTATTCGGCAGCAACGATGGGTTCAAGTTTGTTTCCCCATCGAATGGCTTCGTTATCGATCTCTTCGTCTTCTATCTCCCCAATTTTAATGAGGTAAAGATCAAGGGGGGATTTGTACTTAGAAAGACCGGCTATATAACCAACATCGCTTCCACCAATTCCTAAAAGTCTCTCTTTTTTCTGTTCATCTGTAAGCATATTTACCTCTAGGCTTAATATCAGTTAATAAACATATATACATTACTAACACTCGTTTCAATATATATTTTCAACAACTTATGGGTATGAGTCAATATGTGTAATTTTATTTAAATTATTTTATTTGTAAAACATAATAATAGCAATTAGATGTGAGGTGAATGGAAAAATTGAATAAGTGAATTATTTAAAATTGGAGGTTTAAAAATGCATGGAGATTGGACGTGGGTGGGAATAGGAACAATGTCTTTTATTGCTGCCATTCTTGTTTGTATATTGGTCACATGCACTCGAGGGGAGCGCCGTGGCCGCAAATAAACCAGACAAGCTCGGCCTTAATAGGCCAGAGTGGGAAGGAATCTTAAGGATAAGCTCAGATTTCTATGAGATAGAGAATGAGCCGCATATTACGGTTATCATAACTATTATCCCTGAAGATGATATTCCATTTGGAATCGCAAGGGTCTTTAACAGGGGATCCGTATTTAAAAAGATCCTCAATCACCCCATAGATAATGGCCGTCTAACAGCACTCGATATGGGTATATTAACCCAACTTGATGGCGCCTATGGGGAGGGGCTGTCGAGCATCGTAGAGGACGCCCTTGTTCACATTAACGTTGAGCTGTTCAAGTATTTTAAGGGTTACGGTCAAAATATCATTAAATTTCCAGCTTCATAACAGAGAACGAGAGACTTGACAATCTCTTTTGATTGAAGCATGTTTATGTACAATTTTATGGAAGGGAGCTTGGTATGAAAAAAGAGATAAAGAGATAAAGAGATAAAAAAACACCCTCCGAAGAGGGTGCCTTTTTTTGAAATGAGAGGAAAAAACCCCACAAGTCAAGCTCGTAACGCATTAATACAATAAATAAGTTGTCTTGGCAAGGGTTTTTTTCAGTCATAAGTAAAAAATTTTATTATGAGGAAAAAACAATGACTTGCAATTTACTAGCCACGATCGTTAAAACAGCATTCACGGAACTCAACCCCTCCGAAAAAAACATCTTTAAACTTTACGCCTCGTTTGCCAATCCTGATGGCACAATGGCCTACCCGGGAATCAAAACTTTGGTTAGAATCTCTGGCTATTCGCGGCGAAAGGTGATTTACCTTATAAAATCCCTCAGAATCAAGGGCTATCTTTTGCCAACCATGGTCAAGAAAGGATTTTCGGTGGTATATTCCCTAAATCTTGAAAAGTTATCCACACAACCCTGGGTTGGTGCAAAACGTGCACCCCCCTCACCCAAAGAGAGTCCCCCGCAAATGCGCAGAAACCCTTCCTTACAACCTAGGGGTGGTGCAGGCTGTGCACCCTACCTAAATACAAGTATTAATAATAATATATATACTAATACCGCGCACGCGCGTGAGAGCCTCCCCGAAGAGGTGCAAAGTGGTTTCAAAGAATATTGGAAATTGCATCCCCGAAGACTGTTTGAGGGAGAAACCCTAAAACAATACATCGAAGCCCTAAAACACACCACCCATGACGAGATCATGAGAAAACTTCGAGCCTATAGGCAAAAGATTTATGCGGAAGCCATCCCAGAGAAATACATAAAATCTTCTCATGGGTGGTTAAAAGATGCTAGATGGTTGGATGATTATGGCAAACATGAACGAGAAATTTTCAGGGATAGAGCCCCCCATGCATTGACTGAAGCGTCAGCGACAATGGCAAATGATGTTCCCTATTGGGAAAAATCCTGGTGGAGATCCTATCAGGAAGAAAGGAAAGCAGCATGAGCATCAATGAAGACCAAAAATACCAAACGTTAGAATTATATAAAAAAATCAAAGCACTATTCATGTTAGAAAAAGACAAATTATCTGAAATGGAATACGGAGTTCAGGTTGTGATTGGTGCCCTAGGAAGTGGCATTCTTTCATTCCTATACGATAACACCGATTCTGATCAACAGATGATAGATATTTTAGATTCCTTTTGTGAAGAGCTCAAAAAAACCGCCCTAGAGAATAAATCACGGATGAAAGTCACATGAGTTATCCACAATTTCTGTGGATAAAAAGGGGAACATTTTGGGGAAAAACCCCAATACACGCAGAGCTGCTGGATAAAAGACAATTAAAATTGTGGATAAATTTTAACTGACCAACAATAACCTAATTTTTAAGGAATAAGAAGGTGTCAAATAACCGCACAAAAAAAACAAACAGGCTAATTTATGCCAATGGTCTAAAAAGTAATATCGAATGGTTGTGCCAACATTTTCCTCAATCAGATTTTTATGAGGTTCTTTTTGAGATCGTGGGAGCAAGTATGGTCAATCACGCCCTATCACGCGAGCATCTCTACAAGATACGCGTAGCAAGCGTTCTCTCTGCTTTCATGAGAGGAATCAGGGACGAAATGGAAAGGAACAACCCTGGTGAACCAACTATTAAGTTGACTATTAAGGTTCCGGGGACGGATAAATCTATCTCTATCACTGAATAAATAAGCTAAGGGCTCGCCAAAAGGTTTTTTATCTCCTTAATCCTTTCTTTTTTGATCTGAATCGTTGCATCAAAAAGCATAAGAAGTTGACGTCGGTTATTTTCTGCGCAATTGTTCACTTATTTTGGCCTTCTCATCCATAAGCCTTGTTATTTGTCTTTTAAGAATAAGTTGCTGGTGTTGAATCTCCTTAACCATTGATGGATTGTCACACAATTCCCACATCTTAATTTCTATGTCATTGTCAGCTATCAAAATATATATCTTTTTTATTTTATCCAATATTTGATCTTTTCTTTCCATAACACCTACTCCTTAAATCAACTACTTACGAACAATCATATCGTCAATGATGCCCAGAATGAGCCAAATCAAACATATTATCCCTATCAATTCCCACATGATATCTTCTCCCTAATTTTAAAGTGAGGGTTAAAGAACTCGTTATAAGCATCGTCATATGCTTTTTCCATGCCATCATCTAGTGCCCGTTGATCAAAATCAAACGACAATTCCTGGTAGTGGTGATCTATAAATTGCCTTGCGGCGATATCCATCATGGCTGAAAGTTTGGAGGCGGGTGATTCTTTACTTGTAGGATAGGTAGGCTCACCCGCCATAGGATTTGCCTTAAAAGACCTATCTATCGTCCGTTCTATAAAATTGTCGGTGATTCGTATGTTTTCCATGATAACCTCCTATCTCTACACTACTTAAGATAGGATTATTAAGTAAAAAGTCAATATATAATGATTAATATTTTGGTATTCAGTGTAAATACTTAGCCATGGCTATTTTAGCCGTTTCTTGGGTTATTTTGTTCCCATTAATATAGACCCTCCGGCTATCCTCATAGCATCCTTCCTGATGGTTAATTGGGCTAATTCTGGCCTCAATAATAGGGTCTTCCCCCTTTTCCTCGATTAAGGATAAGTCTATTTCATATTTAACCCCATCAACATCGGCTTGAGCATTAGCTTTTTCGTTGAGGTATTTATGAAAATATGATATTTCAATAAAAAACCAATATTTTGTTAGTATACCATTAAATAATGACATGACATTTCCTTTTAATACTTAATATACAACTAAACATAGTTATTTTTGAATAAATTTCAATAGGTTAAGTGCCGGCAATAAATGGCTATACAAATCCAAAAAAATTTATCTAAAATTATAATGAGAGTGGCCTTAAGGATTTTTGAAATGTCCGCAGAAATCATAGACTTAGCCTCCTTAGTGCAAAGCCGACGCCCTGAAGAAGATCAGGAATGGGTTGAACTACTACATCAGTTCCTCAAATTCTATGATGCAGCTAATGATAATAGGCGGCAAGAATGTATCTGAAAACCACTCTCCCCTGGCCCCCATCGGCTAATAAGTATTGGAGGTACTGGAGAGGCAGGTTTGTGGTTAATACCGATGCCAGAGAGTACAAGAAGGAGATCAGACGGCTTTCCTATACATGGATACCTAGACGTCTAAATGGGCACTTATCAATTGCTATAGAAGCTCATCCACCAGACCGACGCAAAAGAGACCTAGACAACCTCCTTAAGATAACGATCGATTCTCTGGAATTTACAGGACTTTTTGATGACGATTCACAGATCGACAAGATCATTATTAAGCGAGGGACGCTTGTGAAAAACGGGGAACTTAAGGTCAAAGTATCAACAAGAGACTAATAAAGATGATTAAAACAACAGGTAGACCGCATGCCCATAAAGTGGACTGAAACCGAAGTTCCCCTCAAAGCCCTCAAAGATTACGACCGCAACCCACGCCGTATGTCTAAGGCTCAGTTCCAACACCTCGTCAAAAGCCTTAAAGAAGACGGATACCACCAACGCCTTGTTGTTAACCGAGATTTTACAATCATAGGTGGTCACCAACGCAAGAAGGCCCTTCAAGAGGCGGGATTCAAACCAACAGATAAAATACCCGTGCTCATGCCGAGTGAGATGCTCGATAAAGAAGAATTTAAACGCATTAATGTGAGAGATAACCTTCCATTTGGTGAATTTGACTTCGATATGTTAACGGCAGACTTCGATATTGATGAACTTCTCGAATGGGGTATGCCTGAAGAGTGGTTGCCGACAATTGAGGAAGTTCCAGAAGAAGGATTAACAGACGATGATGCCGTGCCCGCATTGCAAAAAGAGGCTACCACTAAGCTTGGTGATCTTTATATTCTTGGGAATCACAGGATTCTTTGTGGTGATTCGACTTCTATTGACGCTGTTGAAAGGCTTATGGATGGCGTGAAGGCTGATATAACATTTACATCACCACCATATAATGTTGGATGTCTTGGTTATGATAATGGAAAGGATAAATACAAAGGAAAATCAGACAACAAGAACCAGGAAGAATACCTAGATTTTTTGTTTTCCTTTACGAATATTTGTATGACGATAAGTAAATTTATTTTTATAAACAATCAATTTTTATCTAACAATAGAACGGCTCTTGCTAAATATATAGGCCATTATAGCAATGAACTAAAAGAAGTTTTCCCTTGGATTAAAAACACAGCACCGCCCAATGTAAACAAAGGGGTTTTTACAAATAGGTTTGAATTTATTCTTTGTTTAGAAAAAAACAATCCAATAAGAGGGTTCCCAGTCGAATGGCAAGGAAAATATCATAACTTGATTGAAGGAAGCACAGCGGCGAATGAAAATGTTACGGATGGATCACATTCTGCAACAATGCCATTATACGTTCCTTTATGGTTTATTGATCGCCTTCCATTTATTGAATCTATTTATGACCCATTTGGTGGGAGTGGAACTACCCTCATAGCGTGCGAAAAGACCAACCGTAAGTGCTTCATGATGGAGATATCACCAAACTATTGTGATGTCATAATTCAGAGATACGTTGATTTTACAGGAAAAGAAGTTGTAAGGTTAAACGATGGGAGTAAATGGAGTGACATTTGCAAGACATAAAAATAAAGAGTGAAAAGGTAACTTCTTCTGGAAAAAGATATGGTGGAAATAGAAAGCCACAGACCTTTCGTAAGTGCATACAATGTGATGAAATATTTGGGCCATTGCAAAGACTCTCTGCCCGATTCTGTTCTCAAGAATGTAAGATTAAAGCCCAAACTACGGGTAGAAAAACCTTTAGAAAAACAACTGATAAAGCGAGATCAGCTCAAAGAATGTTAATTTATCACGTGAACAAAGGATCTATAGTAAGACCAAAAACATGTGATTCTTGCGGATGCAATAATAAGAGAATTGAAGGTGCACACAAGGATTATTCAAGGCCATTGGATGTAAGGTGGCTTTGTAGGAGTTGTCATGTAAAATGGGATAAAGAAGCCCCGAAGAACGCAACTTACATTGTCAAGCGTTGGGAAGACTTCACGGGCAAGACAGCGGAACTTATGCCTTAATTGATCTTCTAATAAAAAAAACTTTCCTATAATTGTATCTTTTGTTAGGCTTTAGATAGTCCACTCTATCTGAGGCCATTTTATGACTGAATTTATCAATAATATCTCATACGAAACCACCGTCACAATAGCAAGCGGCGCAACGTTATCAGGTGCAGCAGACCTTTCAGGATACACCCTTGTCGGGTTGATCATGCCTGCTGCCTTTACAGGGACATCCATTACATTTTCAATGAGTGACGATGCGGGCACATTTTATGCGATTACAAATGCTGGGGGAACAGCATTGAGCGCAACAGTGGCGGCCTCAAAATGCATTTTATTTACCCCAGGCGATTTCGTAGGCATTCGCCATCTAAAACTTACCAGCGGGTCTACCGAGGGGGGATCAAGGATAATTAAGCTCATTATGAGGAAATTGACATGAGCGTTCTCGCATCTCTCCTAAATGGGGACACTCTAACCACAGGTAATCAAACACTAACTGGTGTTAAGACGTTCGGTTCAGTCCCTATTGGTACCGCTGAAACATTTCAATTAACGCTACCAACCATTACAGCCATAGCAGGGGGCGCAAAAATTGTTTGTGTAGCACCCTTTGCTGGAACCATTACCGGCGGCAAGGCCGCTATTGATGGGGCCATTACGGCAACTGATATCACGATCGCTTTACGTATCAATACGACAGCCGTGACCAATGGCTCAATGACCATAGCTAACGCAGCATCGGCATTTGGAAGCGCTGCGACATGTACCCCAACCGCTCTCAACACCTTTGTTGCTGGAGACATTCTTAACGCAACCCTAACGGGTGGTGTTGGTGCTACAGGCGGTGCCGTCAATATCTATGTAACCCGCACCACCTAAAAGAAATGTTTCTATGGCTAAATCCAAAAAATTCACTATGAGTGCATATTATAGTATTCAGGAAAATCCAAATAAAATAGTTTCATGGTCAATTATTGAGGACCCAAATAATTTTTATCCTCAAGGATATAACGGGGTAGTGCCCTACAACGATGAACATGAAGAAACCCCCACAAAACTATGCCCTCACTGTGGGAAAGCTATTGAGTGATTATCGGTCGTTTCAATAATATGGGGAATAAAAAGGTGCGGAGGAATAACGAAATCGAACGCCTTCGAAATAAAGGATTAACGCAAAAGGAAATTGCGAAGAGATTAGACTTAGCCCAACCCACAATATCTGAAATTTGCCAATACCTCAAAAGAACTGGGAGAATAAAGAAATGAAAATGACCCTTCATGAAATGTCCACCGTTCCCAATCCCCACCGACTTCTTTTGTCAAACCTCCTCAAAGAAAAGCTCCATGACATTCGGGCTGCTGCCAAAGACTTGGTGAAGGTTATCGGGGATGATTTCAATGGCTCAACTGATTCTGATGAATTCTTCCAAGCTTATGATAATCTTACAGTATCCTTGGCACAATATGATGCTTTATGTGAGAAAAAGAAAAATGGACGAATTAGAGATTGAAGAAGCCATTATGAAGCTTAAGAACGATGCTGTGGCCGTAATCATAAGCGCCAGGAAGCTGATGGATATCAAGCTCACTGCTGAAGACCTAATCAAGGAGCTCAAGGAAAATCACCCTCATATCTATGCGAATCCTAGAACAAAGAAGCTCAGGAAACTCATCAAAGAATATGAGGATCAATCAAGAGAATTGGTTCTTGCGACCACGATAATCAACAATAAAAAATCTTATTAAAATTCTTCTATTATTATAAATAGTATTATGCCATGCTTTTTTATGATCTTGTTTTCTTTCTACAAATATCAGATGTGCGTGAGCTAATCCTGAATGTCGCAAATAGACAAATTCGACACTATAAAAAAAGAATTTCCAGAACTCCTGAAGAGAAATCTCGGAAATGTATCGGCTGTATGTGAGAAATCAAATATAAACAGGCAAACATACTATAACTGGCGCGCAAATGATCCAGGGTTCGATTTAGCCTGTCACAACGCCGTTGAAAGCCTAAAAGATCGCACAGAATCCCTGATTTATAAAAAGATGTTCGTTGATGAAGAGACGACGATGATCATCTTTTATGCCAAAACACAAATGAAAGACCGTGGTTATGTCGAACGCACAGAAACCACAGGTAAAGACGGTGGTGCTATAGAGGTCGCCCAAACACCGATGAAAGAGCGCAACCTTGAGTTGATAAAGAAAGCTGTGGGTGAGTAATGGCTGAACTCAAGATTGTACGCCATTATCAAGAGTATGTTCGTGAGTTCGATAAGCTTCCCCAACATGAAATGAAAGCTATCGCACGCCATATGTGCCGAACAGACCTGTTCTTTCTCCTATGGTGGGGATGCGGTCGCCAGGATATGCTCCATCAATGGCTTATTGATCGATGCAAGGAAGTTCAAGCAAATCCAAATGGTTACCTCGACCTATGGGCACGGGAGCATTACAAAAGCACCATCATTACATTTGGTAAAAACATCCAAGATATCTTATCAAGCCATGGAAAAGAGCCATTGCCTCAATGGCTCGGGAGAGAAGTCACTATAGGAATATTCAGCTGTACTCGACCCTTGGCCAAAGGATTCTTGAGACAAATTAAGGTTGAGCTTGAGACGAACGGCATATTGAAAAGCCTTTTTCCAGACATTCTATGGGAGAATCCTCAAAAAGAAGCTCCTAAATGGTCTGAAGACGATGGCCTTGTTGTAAAACGCAAGGATAACCCTAAAGAAGCTACAGTTGAGGCATGGGGCGTTGTTGAGGGGCAGCCAACATCGAAACACTTTCTCATCCTGAATTACGATGATCTGATTACGTTAGACCATGTTCGCTCCCCTGATATGATAACAAAAGTATTGGATTCATGGGAAAAGTCCACATTCCTTGGAGCTGAGGGCGGACACAAGCGCTATATCGGCACGCGTTATCACTTCAACGACACTTATGGGACGATGATTAAAAAGGGAGCTGCCATCCCGCGTGTATATCCAGCAACGCATAATGGCCAAGTTGATGGTGAGCCTGTATTACATTCGAAAGACTCTTTGGCAGAAAAGAGACGAACGCTCGGCATATATTCATTTGCATCCCAAATGCTCCTCGACCCCAAAGCCGATACTTCTATGGGCTTTAAGCGGGACTGGCTGCGCTTTTATAACCACTCAGATGGGGCCAGCCTTAATAAGTACATCATGGTAGACCCAGCCAACTCCAAGAAGAAAACAAGCGACTTTACGGTCATGCAAGTTTGGGGACTCGGCTCAGACAAAAACTATTATCTATTGGATATGATTCGTGACCGATTAAGTCTTACAGAGCGCGGTGATTGGTTGTTCAAGATGCATCGCAAATGGTCCCTCCCCATAAATTGTGGATACGAACACTATGGCATGCAGGCGGATATAGACTACATCAAAGACCGCATGTCACGTGAAAACTACCACTTTCCAATAACTGAGCTTAAGGGGAACCTGGCTAAAGAAGATCGCATTGCCAAGCTGATTCCATTGTTTGAACAAGGGCGTATTTATTTGCCGCATAGCCTGTATAAGACCGATTACGAAGGCAAATACCAAGATCTCATCGAAATCTTCCTATCTCAAGAATACGACGCCTTTCCTGTTTCTATCACCGACGACATGTTCGATTGCATGGCCAGAATCCTTGATGAAGATTTAGGGACTCATTGGCCCATATCCTATGAAGAAGACAGACCTAAACGATATCAACCTAAGAATCGAAATGGAGGAAGCTCATGGGCAGCGTAAATTTTAGCGAAAATGAAAATGAATCTGATTCACCCACTGAGGAAAACAAGGAATCGTTAAGCGATGAGGAAGAAGAAAATGTTCGACGCATTACCAAAAACCTTAAAGATGCTCGAGATCATACCGTTGAATGGAGAGAGGAAGCCCGATCTTGCTATGACTATTACGCGGGGCATCAATGGGATAAACGAGATGTCCAAAAGCTTCAAGAGGAAGAAAGACCAGTTATTACTTTCAACCGCGTTTTCAGAACTATTAATGGCATCACTGGCTTGGAGACTCAAAATCGACAAGAAATAAGATTCGACCCTATGGAAGAGGATGATGGCGGTAAAGCTGAAGTATGGGATGCTGCTATTAAATGGGTTCGAAGTAACTGCGATGCAGAAGATGAAGAATCAGAGATGTTTCAAGATACGGGTATCTGTGGCATGGGTTGGGCGGAAACCCGCGTTGACTATGATTCCAACCTTGACGGCGATATTACGGAAGGACGTATTGATCCCTTACAAATGCTTTGGGATATAAATGCGCGCAAAAGAAATCTAGCTGATCGGCGATGGCAAGCTCGCTATCTAGAATTCACTAAAGAAGAGTTTAAAGAACTCTGGCCCGATAAAGAGCCAGAATATGGCGCCTTCTGGTCGCAAAACGAAAATCAACCCCATGATTCTACAGATGCCTGGAAATATGAAAATGATCAGGCCGATCCCCTTAAGAAAAGAAAATGCATTGGTGTGTTTCAATATCAAGAATGGATGCGAGAGACTGTTTATAGGATTGTCGATGATAATGGCCAAATCATTGGCCTTCAAGAGCATAAGTTTGAAAAAGTTCGTGATTTTGTTGAAAGCGAGAATAAGAAATATATCAAACAACCTCGAAAGGTCTTTAAACAATATTTTATCAATGGGAACCAAATCCTTGAAATGGGTGATTGTCCTATTAGCCGCTTTTCTTTTAACTGTACCACTGGCTTCCGTGATCGCAATACGAATACATGGTTCGGTATTATCACCCCAATGAAAGACCCACAAATGTGGGCAAACAAATGGCTTTCGCAAATTCTCCACATCATTAATTCCAATGCAAAAGGGGGATTAATGCTCGAAGAGGGGGCTGCCAAGAGTATTCGTGATCTTGAGGATAATTGGTCTAAACCAAATAAAATTGCCATATTTAATAACGGGGCACTCACCCAAGGGAAGGTACAGCAACGAGAAGCTCCGCGTTATCCTGATGGTGTCGATAAGCTTTTGCAGATGGCTATGCAAAGTATCGGCGATATTCCTGGTGTTAACCTTGAAATGCTCGGGGTTGCAAACAGAGACCAACCAGCATCCTTAGAGCTTTCAAGGAAAGAGGCTGGCGTTACGATTCTTTCAACCTTGTTTGATGGATTACGCCGTTTTCGTAAAGAGCAAGGCCGCATTCTTGCTGAATTTATTGAAAAATATATTGCTGATGGTCGTTTGATTCGCATCGTTGGTGATCGTCGCAAGCAATTTATACCTCTTCTAAAGGATCATCTGAGCCTTAAATATGATGTCATCATCGATGAATCTCCTAAATCTCCAAATATGCAAGAGCGAGTATTCGGGGTCTTGTCTGGTTTATTGCCCGTCCTCTTGCAGGCTGGCATTCCTGTACCTCCCGAAATTATCGACTACGCGCCTATTCCTGAGACCTTAAAGACCAAATGGAAGGAAATGCTCAACGATCCTTCAAAACAACAGCAAGATCAACAAATGAAGCAAATCACAGCACAAATGGCTGTATTTGAAGCTCAGAAAAAGCAAAAAGAAATTGCTAAAACTGAAAGTGAAACAACTCTTAATATGGCTAAAGCCCAAGAGACAGGAGCTCAAGGCCAACATGAGCAGGCTTTAGCTGCCAATAATCTCGGGATAGCTAACGCTCAGCAAGCGAATAAAAATCAACTAACTCAAAGTGATATGCAGCGCAAGAATTCAGAAATGGTCATCAATGAAAAGCGCAAAGAACTTGAATTCCTCTTGGAGCAGGAAAGGCTGAAGAAGGAGCATGACATGAAAATGACCCACGCCCAGGAACTTCATAATTTTCAACTAAAGCAAAGCACGGAGTCGAATAATGGCAAATGAAACGGTTAATCAGGAACAGGAAATTGAAGAAAACGTAAGCCAAGACCTTACTGACGAACATGTTGATAAATTCTTCGAGAATGGTGGAAAAGAAGCACCTATTTCTCATGAAGAGAGTGAGAGCACTGACAGAACCTCACCCTCCACCGAGAATATAGAACAAAATGATAATCCAGCACAACCTGAAGAAGAAAAGCCGGATCTGACGCGAAACTATCAGGCGGCCATGAAGGAGGAACGTCAAAGGCGTCAACAAGAGATGGCCATGCGTCAAGAGCTTGAGAAAAAAGTCGCTGTTATGGAGCAGAGATTTCAACAATTTATTCATCGAACAGAGCAGGAATCACAGCCAAGTCCCCCATCGTATGAAGAAGACCCATTAGGTCATCAACAGCATACAATCAAAGAGTTACAAGACTATGTGATTCAACAAAATGAATATTTGAACAAGCAGCAACAATCCCTAGAAGCGCAGCAAAATGAATATAATTTCAAATCGGCTTATGCCGATCAAGCCAGGGAATATGCAGGATCAAACCCTGAGTTTATGGACGCCTACAATTACCTTGTCAGCAAGAAAATGAATGAATATATAGCAGCAGGTCTATCCCCCCAACAGGCAAATCAACAACTTACCTATGAAGAAGCAAAAGTCGTTGGATTGGCCTTTAGGCAAGGTGTAAACCCAGCTGAGCGTGTCTTTGCGATGGCAAAAGCAAGTGGATATACCAAACCAACTGATTCCATACAGCCTAAAAGCCAAAATGAAAATTCTGAAGTTTCTAAAAAGCTGGAACAGATTCAAAAATCCATTGTCGCGAATAAATCTTTAAGCCAAGCAGGGGGGAAAGCCGACACAAAGTCCAGTCTCTCATTGCAATCTATTGCAGATATGGATGATGACGAATTTGATAAGGTCGATTGGAAAAAGGTTGTTAAGTATGCATGAAGATAAAGAATTGGCCGATGAAAGATTGTCAAATAAGTTATTGATAAATAAACCATTCCCATATTAGACTTTATATGAAGGATAAGCACTGAGGCTGGCTCCATGTCGACTTCACCAACTATCCTTCATTCGCCTGACAAGCGATATCTGTCATTAATTCGTGATTGCCAACGTTACAGGTGAAAATTTTTACGCTGTTCTTCGCGTTAAAGAACAATAGTTGTTTAAATTTTAACTTTAACGAGGTAAATCATGGCTACATCACAATATGGGGTAAATCACCCCCTGGCGGTGAAGCTTTGGTCACGCAAGCTGTTTCAGGAAGCCTTGAAACAATGCTGGATGTCCAAATTCATCGGAAATGATTCAAGTTCTCTCATTCAAAAACTAGAAGATACAAGCAAAGGCCCTGGTGATCGGATCACTCAAGGACTTCGCATGCAATTAACTGGTACTGGTGTTTCCGGAGACGGAACGCTAGAGGGTAACGAAGAAGCTCTGTCAACTTACAGCGACAATCTATTGATTGATCAACTTCGCCACGCAGTCCGCTCCGACGGTAAAATGTCTGAGCAACGCATTCCATTTAAAATCCGTGAGGAAGCAAGAATGGGTCTTCAAGACTGGTGGGCGGATCGGATAGATACCGCTCTGATCAATCAGATAACCGGAAATACTGGCGTATCTGATACACGCTATACGGGCTCTAATGCAACAATTGCTCCATCTTCAGGGAATATTATCTATGGAGACGGTCAAACAACTGAAGCAACAGTTGCCTCACACTCTGCATCTGCAATCATGAACCTAAAGTACATTGATTATGCGGTAGCGCAAGCCAAAACAAACACCCCTGCCATTCGTCCCCTAATGGTCAATGGTGAGGAAAAGTTTGTTATGTTCTTGCACCCATTCACTGTAACGGACATGAGAACGAGCACAACGACTGGTCAATGGCTTGACATCCAAAAGGCAGCAATTCAAGGCGGACAAATTTCCAAGAGTCCAATCTACACGGGTGCTCTCGGTGAATACAACGGCGTCGTACTTCACGAATCCTCACGTATTCCAAGGACGACTAACTCCGCAACATATTCAGCTACTAACCTTGAAGGCGTTTATCGAAACGTGTTCTGTGGTGCGCAAGCAGCAATGATCGGATTTGGTCAGAATAATTCTGAGAATAAGATGACGTGGGTGGAAGAGCTGTTCGATTACTCGAATCAACTTGGTGTGTCTGCGGGGCTAATTTGGGGAGCGAAGAAGACTGTCTTTAATTCGGCGGACTTCTCAACAATCACCATACCTGTCTACTCAATCCGTAGATAATTAAGGAGAAAATATTATGGCTCAAACACTTACTTCAACAGCTTACAGTGCGGTCCCTAAAAAGATTCACTCTGGGATGAATGTTGCTTCCTTTGATTACACAACTGCTGCAGGCTTATCTTTGTCTGCATCTGCGAACTCCACTGTGTTGTTCGGTCCGAGGATTCCAAACCAAGCAACAATCCATCAGGTTCTTATGAGAATATCCAGCGGTGCTGGCACCTGTCCGGTTGATATCGGATTTGATGACACTATTTCTGCATTGGCTTCTCAATTTGCACAAAGCGCAGGGACAGCAATACCAAGTGGCTTGCAGGTTCCTCAGAAGATAAGCATTACCAGTTCGACTGATCAAGGATATGCAACAATGAAATTCGGTATCACCCCTGGTACTGACACAGCAGTTGTTCGTGTCCAATGCTCTGTTTTCTATACATTTGACCAACAGAGCTAGGTTACTGATTTAGAATAAACACCCCCCTAAAAAGGGGTGTTTTTTATTATAATGAAAAAGGATTTTATGAAGCACTATAAAGAGCATTATGCAAAAACTGATGATCTTTACAGGGAAGCTGTAGGGCTTATCATCAAGAGTGAAAACCTTAACCACGCAGAAGATATTATAAATACCCTCCTGATTAA